GAAACATCGGCAGAGGAAATCGTGAATATCCTCACAGGAGAAGAAGAATGATTAGCAGAGAATTGGCAAGAAAGTTCCGCAAGTTCATCGAGCAGATGAGCGAGAACGCAACGGATGAAGAAGCACTTGACAATATCCTTGCTTATCCTAAATGGGCGGTAGGTAAAGAATACACAAAAGATGAACGAGTGAGATATGAAGATGTCTTATATAAAGTCCTTCAGAATCACACATCTCAAAGCGATTGGACACCAGACGTTGCCGTTTCCCTTTTCGTGAAAGTCAGCATTGAAGAATATCCACAATGGGTTCAGCCTACAGGAAGCCACGATGCATATCAGAAAGGCGATAAAGTCGCTCATAAAGAAAAACATTGGGTTTCCGATGTTGATAACAATGTATGGGAGCCATCTGTGTATGGTTGGAGCGAGGTCTAATGGAAACTAGACTTTTTTAAATTGAAAAGAAGGGAACCACAAGGGCAGCTGGCTTGTGATTTCTCCTCATGCCGAGGTGGGTTAATCCCACCTCTTTTTTAATATAAAAAAGGGGAGATTACTCTCCCTTGATTTTTTCTCTTATCAGCTGCTTGATCGTTCCGTTCACGTTCTTACCTTCAAGCCATTGGATTATATCTTTGTCTTTCTCTTTGTTCAGCTGCAGTTTGATGTTCTTGCAGTTCTTCTTCATGTACTCTCTGTCATAGTCACTCTTTCTCATGCCTGTGCTTTCCTTTCCAAGAATTCGTATGTAGGGAACAGGTCTTTAGTGTAACGCTCGATCCACACGGCTTCTATATCCTTTTCATAGAAATCGTATGCCTGTTTGCCTTTGCAGAAGAGTCTGTAGTCACCATTAGCAAGATGCACTTTGTAGATGTAGTCATCAATTGCATCGTGAGTCCACCACATCTCGTTGTAGCGTGTTTTCTCTTCCTGTGCGATAAGTTGCTTAATGGCAACAAAATCAGCCATAGACAGGCTAGAAAGCGTTTCTATAATCTGTTCCATTGTTTATCCCCCTTCATGGTAGAATGGAGATGAGTAGGGGTGCAATCTTACTCATCTCCGGCATCGGTCATTTCCTAGATGGTCGATGCTTTTTAGATGGACATGATGACTTCATATCCAAGGTCTTGCAATTCGTACAAACGAGTTACAAGAAGTTCGGAGACCCAACCGATCTCTGTCTCTGGATTGACATCCTTGACAGGGTAGGCTGAATCTTCAAGCCAATCATGTTGGGATTCACTCCAGAATCGGATGACCCAAACCTTGCGTGGCTTGTTCCAAGAAACTCTAGCTTCTTTCATGTTTTTCTCCTTTCTTTAAAAGTTGTAATCGTAGTAATATCTCCAATTCGGATAAAGCCGTTCATCACATTTGTTCATGTACTTGTTGACCGACTTTCTAAAGCGGAATGTTTCGGTATAGCCGTCTGGGTCTTCTTCGATAATCCACCAATCACCTTGCTCGTTGTTGTTGGTGCAGATTGCGGAGAATCCACCGACTTCCCATTGAGGATTCCACTTATCACTCTTTCTTGCCTTGTCATGTCGGACAGTTAAGGTTGTTGCCGTCTTCTTGATGATGGTGCAAGGGGTGACATCGGAGTAGTGGCAGATATGTGCGTGGTCGCCGACTTCCATCGACATCAGCCATTCGGTGTAGATCGAATCGTTTAAGGATTCGTATCTCCAAGTCGGCTTCACACCTGTTTCGTTCCATTCATCGAACCATCTGTCTTGGTTTGCTCTCTGTTCGTTTCTCATTTCTTCGTAAGTCTTATTCATGTTTTGTTCTCCTTTACCTTACATCTATATACTACACCCATAGTATTTTTCTGTCAACAAAAATCGTAAAAAATATTCCAATAAAGTGGAATTAGTGTTACTATGATGGAGAAGAAAGCAGAGGTGATTCGATAACAGTACAGGAATTAAGAGAGAAACTAGGCTTAACGCACACCGAATTCTGCGATCTGCTCGGTATCAAGAAGTCAGCCTACTATAATAAAATCAATGGGCTGAATGATTGGACTTTCACCGAGTTGAGAATCCTACTTGACTTAAAGCGGAAAAACAGGGTCAAAGGTGAACTGACAGTTTCCAAAGACGGCATCATTTACAAAGTTTCCATTAAAGAAATTGCATAACAACATTATAAAAATGCCCTTAAAATAGGCAATTTCGCCTAATGTATGTTCCAATATAATGGAGATTATGTATAAAGATGCCGTCCAGGGAAGGACGGCTTTTTTAATCTAACAAGTAAATTATAGCATCTGTATTCATAAGTAGTCACCACTCGATATTCCTTTCCGTTGACTACACAAATAGGCTCATATTAAATTCTCCAATCCATACCATTATTCTTTTCATGACAGGGTGGTGGCTACCTATGAGTACAGGTGCAAAGAAAGGGAAACATGAAAAACATAATCGTATTTACGCTTCTCGTTATCGTTCCGATTGTCCTCTTCCTGTCTACGTTCTGGTGGTACTGATGAACGAATTAGTCACATTGGAACAAGTCCAAACAGGCACGGCATCCGAAGAGGTCTTCGACCTTGTGGAAGAACTGAAGACCGCACAGGATCGCATGGAAACATTGAAATATCAGTTTCAGCAGATAGCAGAGAAGACAGGGATCAAAAAGTGGGAAACCGACCACTTCACTCTAACTTACATTGAAGAAACGAAGTCCGTGAGAGTCGATTCAAACCGAATGAAAGACACGCTGATCTACATCGTAAACGCACAGAGCGGAGAGTTGGAAGAGGTCAACGCATATGACTACTTCTCAAAGAAGAGCCCTGTCAAAGCACACGTTGTTTATAAGGAGAAGAAATGAGCGAAAAGAAAGTGGTAGCAAATACTAGCAAGGCATACGGCTACAATTACGCATCGTTGGGTGACATTGCGAATCAAGGCTTTGAGATCCCACGAATGAAAACAGGAACAGAGAACGAGAAGGAATATGTCTACTGTTTCGACAAAGACACAAAGGAATGGATTAGAGGTGCGGAGATCGTAATACCTCAAATGAAGAGCATGAACACCGCTCAAATGTACGGATCGGCTCTTACATACGCAAGGCGGTATTCGGTTCTCATGTACCTTGGTCTGGTCTGTGATGATGACAAGAAGTTGGAAACACAAGCACCTAAATCAAATCTGTGGGATGGCTTGGAAAAGCAACAAACTGTGAAGGATGCAGCTGATGAGTTCCGCAAGGTAGTTCCGGCAGAATTCCAAGACAAGATTCTCGCAAACTTTAAAGTCAAACGAGCCGAGGACTTGGGGATCGTGAATCTGCAAAGGTACATCGAACACTATGAAAAGCAAACTGACCAAGGCTAAAGAAATCAGTTACGAAACCAAGTGCAAAGTCTTGGACAGACAGGGGAACAGAAGCATTACAGGTGTGATGCTCTCCCCATACAATGTTGAATTCCATCACGTTGTACCACGGAGCGCATCTGGCATCGGATATGATTGGAACATTGTTGCCATCACCAAGGATGAACACCGATGGTATCACGATCACGCAAACATCCGTGTGAACGGAAAAGACCGCTACACCTACCTAGAGTTTGAAATCCTCATGAAGAACCACCTTAAAAAGATGTACACAGGGTGGGCAGAAGAGAAATGCAAGTTTAGGAAGTATGCGGAAGAAAAGGACTATGGAGTCACTAGAAGGGAATGGAGATGAAGACAACACAGGAAATCGTTGAAGACTTGCTCTTGCAAGGCAAACACATCAATAAGTTCGATTTGCTACAGGTGGCGAATTCCGTCTGTCTGGCACAGAGGATTCTCGACATCAAAGAGCAGAAAGGGTGGAACATCCGCTCCGCATCCGTCAAAGGCAAAGGCACTCTAAAGGAGTATTGGCTTGAGCCGGACGAAATTATGCGGATAAGGAAACCGCTCCAAATGGGCATCGGTCTGTTGGGCGGTCAAAACTACAGGGGGTGAGTTGTTGCCGGAAAAACGAATGTTCACAAAAAAGATCACGGAGTCGGATGCGTTCCTCGATATGCCGTTGTCAACGCAATGTCTGTACTTTCATCTAAACATGAACGCAGATGATGACGGCTTCGTGAACAATCCCAAACGGATCATGCGGTTTATCGGAGCAAGTGAGGATGACTTGAAGCTGCTGATAGCAAAAGCATTCATTCTGGTGTTTGAAAACGGAGTCATAGTCATAAAACATTGGAGAATGCACAACACCTTGCAGAATGACCGCTACAAGCCGACAGACTACCAAGAAGAATTCTCCCTGTTAGGTCTAAAGGACAACAAATCCTACACTTGGAAACAAAATGGAAACATTTTGGAAACACAACCTAACCTAACTAAACATAACCTAACTAAACATAGATATGGAGAATACAAAAACGTACTCCTGTCGGATGTTGAGATGGAGAAACTGAAGAGTGAATTTCCTAAAGACTACGAGCAGAGGATCGAGAGGTTGAGCGAGTACATCGCATCAACAGGAAAGGCATATAAGAATCATTTAGCCACGATCCGCACATGGGCAAGGAAAGACACACCACAGGAAGAAAAGCCGTCTACAGAGAGGTACAAAGTCGAATGGTAGAACTTTACGAAAAGTATCAACACGCATTAGAACACGGATGCGACAGGAACTGTGACAATTGCGAACTGTATCTGTTGGATCGTGATGAGTGCGTTATCGAAGCAAATAAGAAATGGGAAAGATGGGCAAAGAAAAAACACGATGAGTTTGCCCAGACATTGAAAGGATAAGGATGTTTATAGACAAGAACAAAAAGGGTATCGGTTGGCATACCACAGTTAAAGATACCAACGATAGAAACGTAAAGGCAGATGAACCGATGTATGTGAACTATGTCTTCTCAAGAGATGCAGAACCACAGGATGACAAGTTGGAAGGAACGCTGATGTTCGTTTCTAAAGACGGAACGAAATACCACGCATTCCCATACATCAACGAGTACAACGGACAGAGGACATTGCAGTTCCGCTTATACATTCCGAAGAGCAAAGAATCCGCTAATTTGAACATCGAACCTAGCGAATTGCCGTTCTATTGATATGACAAGGTACGAATATATAAAGTCGCTCAATGAGAGCGAACTAGCAAATTGGCTCTGCGAAGAATTCAATCATGCCCAAGTCGAATGTGAGAACTGTCCGGCATACAAGTATTGCTATAGAGGTCACAACGGAATGAAGCATTGGCTGATGCGTGACATGGATGATAGCAAAAGACAAGACGATAGTGACATTGATGCCGTTTCCGTTAGGTTCATTATCGATTGGCTGAACAAGGGCGGTGAAGACAAGATCAGTTCCTGTCTTAAAGAATGGGAGAAACAGAATGAAAGCAATATTAGTGATTGATATTCCCGAAGATTATACAGGGAGTGTTATAAGCGTAAATCTTTACGGCAGAAACAACAAATTGATTCATGAAAATTACATTAACAAATTAAGACCGATGCCGTTAAAAGGAATGATGGAAAATGTCGTTGAATGTGAATACAACAGAGGATTCGTTGACGGAAGAAACGATGTGATTGATTTGATAACAGGAGAAACAGAATGAAACCTAGAAGACCGCTTGAACCTATCAAAGAGCCGGAACAATGGCGAAGGTACAAGGACACGGACTTCTACGTTAGTGACCAAGGCAGAGTAAAACGAATCATCAAGGACAGGGAGTTTGAATTGGGATTCTTTGATCCAACAAAACAAACCACCTATGTCAAGATCGACAAGAAGAATCATATCGTGAAAAACCTTGTCTATGAGTTGTTCAAAGGCAAGATCCCAGACGGCTATTACGTTGTTCACAAGAATGGGATGTTGCGTGATGATTCGATTTACAACCTTGAAGCCGTCACAGTTCAAAAGCATGGCTCAAGGGTAGGCAAGTATGGAAATGCTCAAAAGGTGGCTGATCTGGACAAGAGAATCATCTACCGAAGTGCGAGTGAAGCCGGACGGAGATTGAATCTATCAAGGCAATCCATATGCCATATCTGCCGAGGAATGACAAAGAATCCTGTCTTCAATCTCGCATGGTACGATGCCGAGAACGAAAAAGTCTATAGAGGTAATTGGAAAAATGCTGACAGTTAATCAACGTGACCTGTTGGCTCTCTACTGTCTTGCTAAAGGCATCCAAAGTGAGAGCAATGTCAAGAAGCAGCTAGAAGAATTTGAACGCATCCGGCAGATAGTCGGAAAGTTAGGAGAAGAAAATGTTCAAGAAGAAAGCAGAACCGAAACCATCCATGTGGGATGACCAGAACGCAATAGATATTCACTACTTGCAGTTGAAAGCCGATTTGAATGAGTCGCAACACAAACAAAGGGTAGTCACGAATGGTGAGTATTACGAAACAGGCAACGAGATCGAACGATACTTGAAAGAGTTGGAGAACCGCCACGGATTCGATGAGATGATGGGCAATCCTCTAGAGAAGATAGAAGGGATGTTCCATGATTGAGGATTGCGTTCCGTTCTCGTTTATCGATAGAGTCATCGACCGCATGGAGTCGGAACTAGAGTACGAACTTTACGAGGATGATGACCGAGATGAAACGCAGAAGTTATCCAACAAAATTGATGCCTTGAAAGAGTTGAAAAAGGAGTGGCTACATCATGTCCAATGAAACGATATTGAGGAAAGCCATTCAGCACTATGGCTACATCAATCAGCATCAAGTGGCTATGGAAGAATGCGGTGAGCTAGTCCAAGCCATCTCTAAATTCCTACGAGCCACCACCGCCACGGATATGCTCAAGGCTCGTAAAGGCATTGTCGAAGAATTGGTCGATGTTCAAATCATGCTAGATCAATTGAAGATTATGCACGATATATCGGACAAGGAATTGAACGATGAGTACAAGTTCAAGTTAGTAAGACTCAATGGGAGATTGGAAGATGATTGATGAAATGTTAAAGGTGTTTCAAGTTGCGTTCTACTTTCTGTTGGGATGTCTGTGCGTGTTCATGGTTCTGTGTGCGGTGGTCATGCTCTTATTTATCATCAATGCGACAATCGAGGAACTGTTCAAAGTGAATGTCTGTGAAGAGATAGTGAAGAGGTTCAAACGTGAGAGGATATAGCGTATTTGAATTGAGAGATGTGGACGGAGATGTGGTCTTCAAGGGAACGTGCAATGAAATAGCGTACAAACTGAAAGTAGTCACATCGACAGTTCACACCGCCGTCCGCAGAAAGACCAAGCTGCAAGGCTACGAAGTTGTCAAGACATTCGGCTATGTCTACACGGAAGACAAGGATGCGCATGAGTACGTTCAAGAGAGAGAACGAGAGTACAGGCTTAAAAAGAAACTTGAGTTGCAGAAGAAGAGAGAAGAGAGATTGAGAGCGGAAGATAAAGATCCCAAAGGATTAGCCTATCTCATTCTTCACCTAATCGACCGCAATCTTCCCAATTGTTATTGCAATTTCGATCCGTTCCCTTGGTTGCCGGACTTATACGATATGGGAGTCAATTGTACGGCACATGAGTGGGTCACGGAACCTATCAATTCCAAGTTGACTACGCAACACAGAAGAAAGCCGAAACGTGAAGGGTACATAGTCGAGGTGCGAGAAAGATGGACTACAGAACATTCTGCATAGACCTTGAGAACTATGCCGAGAACCTTAAACGATTGAAGAAAGCAGAGGACGAACTAGAAGTAATTCTATACGATCTGTGCGGTGTTAGAGGTGTGAGTTATGACTCAATCATGGTACATGGAAATCCTTCCCAAAAGGCTCTGAATTGGCTCAAACTTGAGGATAAATATAACGCAAAGCAGAGCGAAGTCGAGAGATACAGGACGGCTATACGGAATGTGGAACAGGTGAAAAAAAGACTTCCCAAAGAATTGTGGCTGATGCTTGATGATAAGTTCGTTAAGGGCATGACCTATTCCGCATTGGGCATCAAGTATGGGTATAGCGATCATGGGATATGGACTTATCTCAAAAGAGAGGTGGAGAGGTATTTGTGAAAGACATTAGTTACGATCCTAACGTAATCACACAGGAGATGATTGCACGAAGAGCAAGGGATATCTGCTGTAGGGGAGCGTTTGAGAATGCTTATCCGTCTGTGAACCAAAAAATAAATGAGTTAAAGGAATTGGTCACATACCTTGCCATTAAGGAATTGAAAGAGGAGTTGCTATGACATTTCATTGCTTCTTTGAACAATCCGGCACGTTTAAAAACGAGTTCAAGAAACTAGGTTATGAAGCCTATGACTATGACATTCTCAATGACTTCGGTGAAACAGATTTCAAAATTGATCTGTTCAAGGAAATTGAAACCGCATATGAGGGGGGGAATCTGTGTTTGATTCTATTAAAGATGAGGATCAGATCATCGCTTTCTTCCCTTGTGTGAGATTCAGCAATCAAATCTATATGCACTTTCAAGGGAATATGAAAAGTATTAAAGATTGGAGCATTGAAAAGAAAGTTGAATATGATATGAAACTACACAATGAATTGCACGAACTTTATATGCTCATCAGTAAACTTGTATGTGTTTGCATACGGAAAAATATTCCTTTAATTATAGAAAATCCATATTCACAAGAACATTATCTAACCAGATATTGGGCGGTCAAACCGAAAGTCATTGATGATGACAGAAGAAACAAAGGAGATTTTTTTAAGAAACCGACACAGTATTTCTTCATAAACAGAGAGCCAAGCAATAACCTCGTTTTAGAAGCATACGGAAATCCAGGAGAACAGAAACGAATAACGGCAAGAATAGCAGATGGTGGCATTAACGGCAAAAAAGAGCGAAGCCTTATATCACCAATATATGCCAACAGATTTATAAGGGAGTTCATTATATAAAAACAGAAAGGGAAGTAATGAAAACAGTAATATTAGTTGATATGCCTGACGATGTTTCACTCGATGAATGGTATGCCGTTAAGGTGACCGTAGACAGATTAAAAATGACGGAAGAGGAAATGCAGCAGGGCATTCCGTTTGATGAGAGTAAGACGTTCAAGTTTGTTCCGTTAAGACCATTGCCACATTCCAAGCAGATGGAAAACAGGTGGTTCTCCGATGACTATTCAAAAGGGTGGAATGATTGTCATGCGGAGATAGAGGTGGAATGAACATATACGAAGGAATCGAGAAAGAGTTCGACTTCCTAACCCAGACATACGATGCCGAAATAAGAGCGGTCAAGTCGAATCCGAACACACCGGCAAGCATCAGTATTTACTATAAAGAGATCTATGCTTACGTTCAGAAAAGTGGTAATGAATACTTTATGGACATATGGTTGAAACATAAGCCTGTATTCCATAATGAAACCATTATAGAAAAGCATCCGTGGTCTAAAGTATTAGCCGAGTTAGACAAATGGCTTCCAATTAAAAAGCAAACGGTTCTGTTCTAGTGCTATCATGAAAATAGAAAAGGGGTACGAATAATGTTTAATCTGTTCAAGAAGAAAGAAGAACCGAAACCAAAGACAAGAACCACCTTGAATGTCTACTATCTTGCAGATACGGAAAACGAGAAACGAGTTCGCAAGTATTACAACCAAGATCTTGAAGAAAACGATGAATACTTCCAGTCAGCGAAAGAACTAAAGGAATCCTACGATCATGAAAAGGTATGGAAGTACGAACCGATGGAGATTCCTTTCAAGTTAGAAGGAAGGGATGTCTATACCGAAATCGAAGACGAATGGTTCAAGATCGGCAGGCTGAAGAAGACAGCGGACATTGAAGGAAAACTGACTTGCTATTTCTATGTGAATGAATACAAGTATGTCACCGAGGATTCGGTAGAGAAAGAGAAAGGTGATGACTACTTCGGCATTGAAGTGAAGAAGACTATCAGTTTGTAACGCATTACCTAAAAGCACATAGTATTATGTTACTGTAGAGAATAGCGGAGAGATCCGCTTTTTCTAACTATTCAGTAGGCAGAGTGTTTTGTTTGTACCCTTTCATTTTGGCTCTGCCTTTTTATTATGTATGAAACAGTTCGCAGAAACGTTCTATAAATCCAAAGCATGGCAAGAGTGTAGGAATTCTTATCTCAAGTCTGTAGGGGGATTGTGTGAGGATTGCTACAAAGAAGGAAGAGTAGTTCCGGCAGAAGAGGTTCATCACATCAAATGGATCACACCGCAGAACATTAGTGATCCTAACGTGACTTTGAATTGGAAGAACCTTGTCGCTCTCTGTAGGGAACATCACAGGAGAAGACATGGAGAAAAGGAAAGAAGATACACGATAGATGAACAGGGGAGAGTAAGACCGAGATGAACGTAGTTTACTGTGTCACCGCTAACTACATAGACAAGATCAAACCATCCATCAGATCGGTGCGAGAACATAACAAGTGCAATATCTATGTAGTCACGGAGACGGATGAGGTCGATATACCAGATGTCAAAGTCATAAACATAAGCGGACAGGAATGGTTCACGCCCAACAATTGTGTAAATTACCGTAATATGTTCACCTACATAGGTTTGCTGAAAGTGTGCTATCAATCTCTTCTGCCTTGCGATAAGGTGATACACTTGGATGCCGATACGATTGTATGCGATTCCTTAAAGCCGTTATGGAACACAGACCTAAATGGCAAGTGGTTTGGAATGTGCAGAGAGTATCGAGGACATTACAGACCGTTCGGTGAAGTGTATTACAACGCCGGAGTGTATGTTGCTAATCTAAAGCAATTGCGGAAAGACAACATACAGGATGCTATGGTCGATTATCTTCGCAGAGTGCGACAGCCTTGGTGCGAACAGGACGCCTTGTTAAAGTTTGGAACGGAACAGGACAAGATAGTCGAGACGGATATTAGGTACAACGAAAACCAATTCACAGGATTCACGAATGATCCGGCAATCATACACTATGCCGGAATCACTAATTGGTGGGGTAATCGATCAATGTACAGGTGGGAATTCCTAGAGAGGTACAAATAATCCTCATAGGGTGATCCCCCTATCAACGGATGTGGTGGGGTGCTAAAAGACCGATTGCCACTCTTTAAAAAAAGATAGTGCGACTTTACAGGAGAAAAACCGACTTAAAAACACATGGCTAAACAAAAGAAAACATCTGCTGATAACTACATTTATTCGTACTACCAACAGATACAAAACGGCAAAATCATAGTCGGTGAATGGATCAAACTTGCCTACACGCACATTATTCAAGGTCTTGAGAGCAAGACCTTTTTATTTGACAAGGTAAAGGCAGACAATGCGATCAATTGGATCGAAAAACATTGCTATCACCTTGAAGGAAAGAAAGCCACCGAGCCATTGATGTTGGAACTGTGGCAGAAAGCCTTTATATCTGTCCTGTTTGGGATCGTTGATGACAACGGACTACGGCACTTCCGTGAGTTCTTTCTTGTCGAAGGACGGAAACAGGGTAAAACTATTCTAGCTGCCTGTATTGCTCGTTACGTTTGGGAAACGGAAGGATTCGGCACAAAGATATTCAATGTTGCTCCTAAACTCGACCAAGCTGACCTTATTTATGATTCCATCTGGACAATGACCACGCTTGATCCAGAGTGGATAGAGAAAAAGAAGAAGACCGAGCAGAGAGATGCCCATAAGCGGAAGATCAACGAAGATGATCCGACTATGGCACGGCACAGAATGAGTGACCTCATCATTCAAGGCACAAACTCTACAGTAAAGAAGATAGCGTTTAGTGCCAAGAAGAGTGATGGCTTCAATCCTTCTTTAGTTATCTGCGATGAGGTCGGTGCGTGGCAAGGCGATGCCGGACTCAAACAGTACGAAGTCATGAAAAGTGGTATGGGTGCAAGAGAAGAACCGATACTGCTTTCCATCACTACGGCTAACTACATTTCGGACGGCATCTATGATGAACTGTTTATGCGTTCCACTCGATTCCTAAAGGGCGAGTCCAACGAGAAACGCTTGTTCCCATTGATTTATCAAATCGATGATATTACCAAGTGGAACGATATAAACGAATTGCAAAAGTCGATGCCGAACCTTGGTGTGAGCGTAAGCATCGACTATATGCTCGATGAGATTGCGATTGCGGAAGGATCTCTGTCCAAACAAGCCGAGTTTAAGACTAAATACTGTTGCATCAAACAGAACAGTTCTATTGCTTGGCTCGACACGGAAACAGTTGAGAAGACCACAGGCACACCGCTCAATCTTGAGGATTTCAAAGGATGCTATGCGGTCATGGGCTTGGACTTATCAAGGACTACAGACTTGACCGCAGCTACTCTGCTGATTGAACGTGATGGTATCATTCATACGTTTGCGAGATTCTATCTTCCGGCAAACCGCATCGAAGAAGCCACCGCAAGAGATAACGTGCCTTATCAAGCATATATCCACCGAGGATTCCTATATCCGTCTGGTGATAACTTCATCGACTACCAAGATTGTTTCAATTGGGCAAGAGAACTGATCGAGAAGTACAAGATTTACGTTTTGATGGTCGGCTATGACAGATACTCTTCTCAATACCTTATCAATGATATGAAAGAGTATGGTTTCCATGTCGATGATGTTTTCCAAGGTGAGAATTTGACAGGGGTCATTCGTGAAACCGAAGGAATGATGAAGGACGGCAAAATCGACATCGGTGACAACGATCTACTAAAAATGCACTTCCTCAATTCAGCGTTGAAGATCAACGCAGAGTCCGAGAGATGCAAATTGATAAAAGTCGAACAAAGGGCGCACATAGATGGAATGGCATCTTTTTTGTGTGCCATGACAGTTCGACAAAAGTATTGGAATGAAATTGGTCGGCAGTTGACCAACGAAAGGAGAACATAAATGGGTCTTTTTGATTGGTTATTCCCAAAGGAAGAACCTGTGAAATTAAAGAATACAGAACAGTTCAAATTGCTGACCGCATACGAACCAATCTTCCACGATCACATCGGTTCAGTTTATGAATCAGCGTTGGTTAGGTCAGCCATCGAAGCCAAGGCAAGACATATCTCCAAATTGAAAGTGGAGATGCAAGGCGAAGCACAACCGCAGTTAAAAGCCAAGATCAAACACAAACCGAACGATTGGATGACCTATCCGCAGTTTCTTGCGAGATGCTCAACGATATTGGATTGCACGAACAATCTGTTTATCGTGCCTGTCCAAGATGAGTATTTACAGACCATAGGGTTCTTCCCTGTATTGCCGGAGCGTGTGAATCTGGTCGAAGACAACAAAGGTAAGTTGTGGCTCAAATATAGGTTTTTAAATAACCAAGTCGGCATCGTTGAATTCGACAGATGTGCGTATTTAAACAAGCACCAGTTCAAGTCTGATTTCTTCGGTGAGTCTAATCATGCTTTAAAGTCAACAATGGATTTGATCGCCATAAATGAACAGGGTATAGAAGAAGCGGTCAAGAATTCCGCATCCTACAGATTCATGGCTAGGGTTTCAAACTTCACCTCACCAGAAGACCTTGCGGAAGAACGACAGAGGTTCTCAAGAGAAAATCTTAAAGCCGAGAACGGCAATGGTGGGTTATTGTTATTCCCTAACACCTATACCGACATTAAGCAGTTAGAGAATTCACCTTATACTCCAGATGATAAACAGATGGATCTCATCAAGAATAATGTCTTTGACTATTTCGGTATCAACGAAGATATTATCCAAGGCAAAGCCGAGTCCGACCAATTGGATGCGTTCTTCAATAGTGCCATTGAGCCGTTTGCGATTGCATTGAGTGAAGCCTTATCTAAAGCCATTTATACCGAACGTGAGCGGTCTTTTGGCAATCATGTGTATGTGAATGCGAACAGACTTCAATATATGTCACAGATCGCAAAAGTAACTGTCGCAAGGGATTTGGGTGACAGAGGTATATTAACGATCAACGAGATAAGAGAACTGTTTAACTACGCACCATTGCCGAATGGTGATGTTGCATATATCCGTGGCGAATACAAGCCAATAGATGAATACGAGGTGCAAGATGACGGAAGCAATGAAGAAGAAAATTGAGAACGGCAGAGAATATCGTTCAATGCTGATGGAAGCAAACACCGACAATGATGAATACATCGTTGAAGGGTATGCGACCACATTCGATCAACCATATCCGCTTTATCACGTTGACAGTAAACTTGTCGAAGAACAGATCGACAGGAATGCGTTCGATAAAACAGATATGAGTGACACGATCCTACAGTACGATCACGAAGGAAAAGTGTACGCAAGAATCTCCAACAACACGTTGGAACTGAAGACCGATGAACACGGTCTTTTTGTTAGGGCATACCTTGGCGGTACGCAGAGCGGTAGAAACCTTTACGAAGAAATTAAAGGTGGCTATACAAACAAAATGTCTTTCGGTTTCACAGTAGAGAAAGATGACTTCACCGAAACGAAGAACGGCTATTTGAGAACAATCCGTTCCATCGGCAAGTTATTCGATGTATCTGCGGTGAGTCTTCCGGCTAACGATTTTACGGAAATTTCAGCAAGATCCCATTGTGACGGAGTGATCGCAGAGATCGAAGCGGAGAGACTTCACGCTGAAGAAGAAGCTAGAAAGTTAGCCGAACAGAAGGAGAATCTGTCAGTAAGACTGAAAGCATTGAGAAAGGACTAAACATGGAAATCAAAGAAATGCAGATGTCCGACATTGAAACGAGATCGGCAGAGATCGAAGAACTGTTGAAATCGGAAGATGCCGACATCGATTCCTTAACGAAAGAGGTCGAGGAGTTGGAGAACCGCAAGGCTGAAATCCTCACCGAAGTCGAACAGAGGAAAAAGGAAGCCGAGGAAGCCTTAAAGATCGGCAAAGAAGTTGAGAAAGTAGAGGAAAGAAAAATGTCTGATATGGAAATCAGAAATTCAAAAGAGTACATCGATGCCTATGCTAACTATGTCAAGTACGGCAAAGATGCTGAATGCAGAGCGTTGCTTACCGAGAACGCAACGAACGGAACTGTGCCTGTTCCAGAGTTTGTTTATGACATCGTTAAAACCGCTTGGGAAAAAGAGGGCGTTATGGCTCTTGTCAGAAAGTCCTATCTCAAGGGCAATCTCAAGGTCGGTTTTGAAATCTCTGGAAGCGATGCTGTGATTCATACAGAGGGTTCTGCTGATCCTGTAAGCGAAGAGGAACTGATCCTTGGAACTGTTCAGCTTATTCCGCAGAGCATCAAAAAGTGGATCAGCATCTCCGATGAAGTCTATGACTTGAGAGGTGAAGCGTTCCTTCGTTACATCTACGATGAACTTGCATACAGAATCGCCAAGAAGTGTGCCGATGAACTGATCGCAAAGATCGAGGCTTGTGGCACTCTGTCTACAACTACCTGTGTTGGTGTTCCTGTTGTCACAGCAGCTTCTGTTGCACAGGGTACGATTGCTTCTGCTATGGCATTACTGTCTGATGAAGCAAACAATCCTGTTGTAATGATGAACAAAGCAACGTGGGCGCAGTTCAAGGCTGTTCAGTACGCAGGTAATTTCAACGCTGATCCGTTTGAAAATCTGCCTGTTGTATTCAACAACACCATCACCGCATTCTCTGTCGCAACCACAGGCGATACCTATGCAATCGTTGGTGACTTGGGCGAGGGTGCTTTAGCGAACTTCCCTAACGGAGATGAAATCGAATTCAAGTTCGATGACAAAGGTCAGATGAAGAAAGATCTCATCGATGTTCTGGGCAGAAGATATGTTGCACTCGCACCTGTTGCACCGAATGCTTTTGTAAAGATTCAGAAATAATTTAAAAAAAGATCGAAAGGGGAAAAACTATGAAAACAATGATAGCCGTGCCATGTATGGATCAAGTTCCGGCACAATTCTGCCAATCACTCGCAACGCTGACCAAAGTCGGCGATTGTGGTGTTGCTTTTCAAGTCGGTTCGCTGATTTACACATCACGGAACAAACTAGCGACAATCGCAATCGAGAAAGAATGCGATTATGTGCTATGGCTTGACAGCGACATGGTTTTTCCCCCAAATACGCTTCAAAGAATGCTCGAAAACCGTGACAAAGGGGATATCATCACAGGCGTGTATTACCGCCGAGTCGAGCCGTACCATCCCACAATATTCTCAAAGGTCGATATCCATGACGGCATCTGCGATTTTGCAAATGCAGAGGTACAGGATGATTTCTTTGAGGTAGAGGGGTGCGGTTTCGGTTGTGTATTAACGCCTGTCAGCATATTCATCGATTGCCTTGCGAAGTTTGGCGATATGTTCTCACCGATCGGTAGCGTGGGCGAGGATTTGAGTTTCTGTTGGAGAGCAAGACAGCTCGGTTATAAGATCGTAGCTGATCCGAATTTCTATCTCGGTCATGTAGGTCACTACACCGTTGACCGAGGTTTCTATGAGGCGTACAGAAACGCAAAGGGGGAAAAATGAAAATCACAATCACAAAGCCATGCCGAGTGAACTTAATTAGCGGTGAAGTCGAGGTCACCAAACAGGAATACGAAAGACTTTCTGTGCTTGGTTTGATCGACACAACCGAAAAGGAAGTTCCAGAGGTAAAAACAAAAGTTACAAGAAAGGCGAGGAAGTAATTCTTCGCCTTTTTACAAGGAGAAAGAATGAACACGATATTAGCAAAAGTAAAACTTGCCTTGCGGATCGTTACCGATGATTTCGATTCTGAGATAACTGATTTGATAAACGCTTGTCTTCTTGACTTGGGCATTGCCGGAGTTACGGAAGATGACACCACAAACGCTTTAATAATCCGTGCCATTTGTACCTATTGCAAAGTTCATTTCGGTGATGCCAAAGGGGTCGAGGAATTAGACCGCTTGAAAGCATCCTACGATGAGCAGAAGGCACAGATGAGCATGGCATCTGGTTACACGGATTGGTTGAGATGAATCGGTCGAGTGTAGCATATCTTGTCACGGAATCCTTCACACGGAATCAATATGGTGTGATGGAGTCTTCGGCAACGAAACATAAAGTGTATGTGGATGTCACAAGTGCGAATCAACAGGAATGGTTTGAAGGGGGTAGGAATGGGCTGAATCCTCAATACAGATTCACCATGTTCTCATTCGATTACCACAATGAAAAAATCATCGAATATCAAGGCACACAGTACACGGTCTACCGCACTTACTACAGAAGCACGGATGAGATCGAACTGTATGTCGAGTTAAGAAAAGGCAATGAGTAAATACGTTAGTGTGAATGACTTTAGCGGTGAAATATCGAAAATCTATAAGTCTTGGTCAGCCGAGGTTTTAGAAGAAACGAATGAAACTGTTAAAGATGTGGCAAACGAAGCCAGAGATCAATTAAAGGTCGAAGGTGATTTCAAAAACAAGAGCGGTAAATACCGCAAAGGTTGGAGAGTTACTTTTACCGAAATGCGATATGGTTTGGAAGCCACAGTTCACAATAAGGTTTATCAGTTGACTCATCTATTGGAAAGCGGTCACGCAAAGTGGCTTTTTGGCAGAGATACAGGTGAAACAGTACAAGCGTTTCCACACATCGAAAAGGTGAACGAGGAAGCCCAAAGGAAACTTGAAGAAGAGTTAGTAAGGAGATTGAGTGAATGACATATCAAGAGATTGCATCAATGATTCAAAGCATCGGTCTTCCTTTTACCTACGATTCGTTTCCGAACAATGTAGCACCGACACCGCCTTATATCGTGTTCAATTATCCCCAGAACGATGACTTTGGTGCGGACAATACAAACTATGTCAGCATCGATGTATTAAACATTGAACTGTACACACGCACCAAAGACTTCGCTACGGAAAGCACTATAGAATCCATTTTGAACCAAAATGGTTTCTACTACGAAAAGAGTGAAACATATGTCCGATCCGAGAATTTGTATCAAATCACATATGTTACTCAAGTCATTACAGAATAAGGAGAACTATGGCAAATAAAATCAAATACGGCATCTCCAAATGCTATTATGCGGTTGCTACCGATGACGGCACAGGAACGCTGACTTATGACACTCCTGTAGCGTTACAGGGAGCGGTTTCGCTCTCGATGGATGCACAGGGTGACACCAACACTTTCTATGCCGACAACATCGCTTACTACACATCAACCGCCAACAACGGCTACCAAGGCGACCTTGAATTAGCTTTATTGCCGGATTCTTTTAGAACGGCTGTGTTAGGCGAAACATTGGATGCAAAAGGTATGTACATTGAACACGCCAACGACACACCTAAAGAATTCGCTCTGCTCTTTCAATTTGAGGGCGATGAGAATGCTACAAGGCATTGCCTTTACAGATGTGTTGCATCAAGACCGCAAGTAAACGGTAGCACAAAAGAGGAGTCCATCGAACCGCAGACCGAATCATTAACGATCACCGCTATGCCGAGAATCAAAGATGCTCTGGTAAAGGCAAGATGCCCATATTCATCCGGCACATCCAGCACATATGCTGTATGGTTTAGTGCTGTGACCGAGCCGACAGCTTAACAGTATGGAGAAAATCATAAGCATCGGTGGTAAAGAGGTAGGATTTAAAGCTACCGCTTCCACCACCAAAAGGTATCGAGAGAAATTCAACCGAGATCTGTTCAAGGACATTGCTTCGCTCATCCCAAAGGTGAACGAGAATAACTTGGGTGCGGAAGAGTTGGAGATATTCATGAACGTGGCATATGTCATGGCTTATCAGTATGATCCGACTATTCCGAACGATCCAGATGAATGGCTCGACCAATTTGAAATGTTCAGTATTTACATGATCCTTCCTCAAATTATTGAGTTATGGGGTTTGAATACCGAACAGTTGGAAAAACCTAAAAAAAAAGTAGAAGCACAGAGCGGTCAATGACAACCGCTCTGTTTCTTTTACGATGTACAGAAGTCGGCTTGTCCATGAACGATTTGGATGAATTGAGCGTGGGCATGGTCAACGACATGTTCGTAGAGAAGTCGAACGATAATTACGATTGGAAAGAATTAGCATCGCAAGATGACTTTGATAGATTCTAGAAGGGAGATTTATGGCGAGAGGTAGCAGAATAAAAGGCATCACCATTGAATTAGATGCCAATATCACACCACTACAAAAAGCATTAAGCTCTGTAGATAAATCTCTTAAAAACACGCAATCCTCGTTAAAGGATGTCAACAAACTGTTAAAACTAGATCCGACTAACACCGAGTTATTACGGCAAAAACAGGATCTCTTAAAACAATCCATCGATGATACAAAAAGCCGTCTGGCAACCTTAAAAGATGCCTACAAGCAATTGGACGGACAGGGAACGGAAGAAGCGAAGCAACAACAGGAAATGTTGGCTCGTGAAATATCCGAAACCGAACAAAACCTCAAATCGTTAAAAGAACAATATAGAGATTTCGGCTCTGTAGCCAAGCAACAATTACAGGAAGTCGGTAACCAAATGAAGGAAGTCGGTGGCAAGATCACCGACACAGGCAAAGACCTGTCAATGAAACTGACCGCACCTATTGTTGCGTTGGGAACTGTCGGTGTGAACTACAATGCCCAGATGGAACAGTATCAAACGATGTTCACCACCTTGACAGGATCAGCCGAGGAAGCGGACAGGGTGATTTCTCAATTGCAAGAAGATGCACAGAAGTCACCATTCGATTCTGCGAGTCTAATCAAGGCGAATCAGTATTTGATTTCAGCCGGAGTTAGTGCGGATGATGCAAGACAAGACATCTTAAATTTAGGCAATGCCATATCAGCCACAGGCGGTGGTTCTGCCGAGTTGGAAAGAATGTCTGCCAATCTTCAGCAGATCAAGAACGTAGGTAAGGCATCGGCACAGGACATCAAACAATTCGCCAATGCCGGAATCAACATCTATGGTTTATTAGCGGAAGCCACAGGCAAGAACATCGAAGAAGTCAAAGAGATGGATGTTACTTACGAAGAGTTGACCAAAGCGTTCGCTATGGCATCTTCGGAAGGTGGCAAATACTATGGTGCGATGGAAGCACAGAGCCAAACTTTGAATGGTTCGTTGAGCAACACGAAAGAATCTATCCAAGTGCTTCTTGGTGAAATCACCAAGAGTGCCATGCCGATCATCGTTAAGGTTCTTCAAAAGATTCAAGAAGTTATAGAGTGGCTATCATCGTTGGATGAAGGAACAAAGCAGACCATTTTAATAATTGGTGCGGTTCTAGCTGCTCTGGGTCCTCTGCTGATGATAATCGGAACGATCATTTCAACATTAGGCACGTTGGTCACAGGAATCGGTGCTTTGTTCTCACCATTAGGTTTATTGGTAGCAGCTATCACGGCGGTCATTGCTATCGGTGTTGCTTTGTATAAAAATTGGGACACGATCAAGCAAAAGGGTAGCGAACTGTTAACATCAATCAAGGACAAGTTCACTCAAATAAAGGACACCATCACGGAAAAGATCAATGGTGCAAGAGATGCCGTGAAGAACGCTATCGACAGGATCAAATCGTTCTTTAATTTCTCTTGGTCTTTACCGCATTTAAAACTACCGCATATCTCTATAAGCGGTGGATTTAGTTTGATGCCACCGAGAGCACCGCACTTCTCGATTGATTGGTATTCCAAAGCCATGAAGAACGGCATGATCTTAAACAATCCGACTATATTCGGCATGATGGACGGCAAGTTGTTGGGTGGCGGTGAAGCCGGAAGTGAAACGATTGTCGGAACGCAATCTTTAATGAGCATGATTTCCAAAGCGGTAGGGAATGGTGGAACTACAGTAAACATGACCATCAACGCACAGGATCAAAATGTTTATCAGTTAGCGGACATTGTTATTGATAGATTAGTCCAACAGACTAACAGGGGAAGGATGGTGTTTAAGTGAGGAAAAATGAAACTTTAACCTTCGGAAACATCAGCCTTTCCGACTATCAATGTTTCTACGATGGTTCGCAGATGTGGAGAAAGCCAGAGAAGATGGTAGATTTCTATTCGATTCCGGCAAGGAATGGTGATGTCTGCGTATCGCAAAACAAATACTCCAACATCGAAAGACCATTCAATTGCCATATAAGAAAGAATTGGGCAGAAAACTACACAAGTCTTATCAATGCGTTATCCGAAGTTGAAGGGTACGCAAGGTTTGAAACCACCGAAGAGCCAGATGTCTTCATGATGGCTTCATTTACGAGCGAAATTCAGCCGGAAATGTGGCAGTTCAATGAAAGAGGTTCATTTACCTTAAACTTTAATTTCAAACCACAAAAGTGGCTCAAACAAGGCGAGATCCCAATCACGATTAGCAATTCGATCTCTGTTGTTAATCCTACTCACCAACCATCAAAGCCTTTGTTTGAAGTGGTAGGAACAGGGAGCATCACCGTCAATTCTACAAGTGTGCTGACCTTATCGCAGAACACTTCGACCACAGTTATAGATTGTGAAATCGAAGATGCCTACGAAGGCAGTATAAATCGAAATGGAGATCTTACCATAGTCGGTGGCTTCCCTGTTCTCACTACTACGAATGAAATAGTAGTAAGTGGGTTTACTTCGGTCAAACTCTATCCGAGGTGGTGGAGATTATGAGAATTCTTGATTCTACGAAGAGTTTAAGCGTTCTGGTGAACGATAACACGAATGGATTGGGAACGATCCAACCACTAGAATGTACTGTTACAGAGGAATTAAACGGCATCTACGAATGCGAGTTTACTGTCCTCACCACAGACAAACACTATGAGGATTTAAAGTCTAACGGATTGATCAAAGTCAAGGTAGGGAATGGAAGTGAGCAGATTTTTAGAGTCTATTTCATCTCCGAGCCTATCAATTTTGTTGTTTCCGTAAAGGCTCAACACATTACCTATGATTTGTCGAAAATCGTGGTAAAGCCTTTTACGGCAACAGGTGCGGTCAACATCAAAAATCAGTTGGTATCGCATATGCTTGGCTCATATCCATTCACCACATGGACGGACATCGAGAATACAACATCAACATTCAAGCTGGACATACCTCGTTCCTTTAGGGAATGCCTGGGCGGTTACGAAGGTTCTGTGTTGGATGTTTTAAGGTGTGAATACGAGTGGGATAACCTTACGGTAAAACTACACGCAAGAAGAGGCATGGATCATGGAGTCCGTATTGCCTACGGAAAAAATCTTACTGATTTTGTCCAGGAACAGAATAACGAAAACGTGTTCGATGCCGTTTATGGTTTTGCCGTGATCGATGAAACCACATATCAAGCGACAAGGATCTTCAACAAAACAGGAGCATCTACTCCAAAAGTATTGTGTGTTGATTTCTCCTCGAGTTATGATACCGATAATTTGCCGACTCCGGCAGACCTGTTGGCAAAAGCAACCACATACGCACAGAACAATCCTATTGAAGTTCCTAACGTGAACATTAAGATTGATTTTGTTCCGTTGTGGCAGACCGAGGAATACAAAGACATTCTTCAGCTGGAACGAGTCAGCATGGGTGACACAGTTCATGTCTTCTTTGATAAGCTGAATGTCGAAGCATCGGCAAGGGTCATTAAAACTGTATGGAACGTACTGACACAAAAGTATGACTCCATCGAATTAGGCGATGCAAAAGCGAACTTGAATACGGTTATTAACTCAAGCATACAGGAAGCCGTTGATAGCATAGACCTTGATTTTGACATTGATGTTGGGTGGCTTGATGAGAAGTTGGAGAACATCACAACATTGATCGCAAACGGTTTAGGGCTGCACATTACACAGGATGAAGCTGGGAGAATCATTCTTCACAATGCGGAAACTATAGCCGATTCTCAATATCAGTATATGATTACCGCACAGGGTTTCATGTTGTCTGAAAACTACGGTCAAACATGGTCGAGCGGATGGACAACAAGTGGAGATGCCGTTCTTAATTCGTTGTCAACGATCACTTTAAGAGCGTTAGAAATTTATGGCTCATTCTTGAGATTTGGAAGCGAAGACACGAACTACATCGATGTTGCACCTTATTCTATAAATAATGTTCCGCAAGGTGTATCGTTTGACGGTACAGGAACGATAAGAATGCAACCGCAAGAAGCCTTTTTTGTTAATAACAAAGCGGTCGGAAGTTCATCGAACTACAACCGAATCGCAATGAGTAGCAATTCAAGTGACAACAACCAAAGCTATATTTCCTTAACGAATTATGATGATCTGCATAATTACAGTACGGCAAATAGGCTTTATATGTACTCACATTATCAGCTGAACTCAAACGATATGGGCATGGTGAACTATGACACATCATCAGGTTCATCACAGACCGCAAACAGTTTGCAGATGTCGGCTTCATCGACAAGCAAGACGGTTTCCTTGTCAAACAGGAAAATAGGTGCGACAACGTATGCGAATATGTATTCCCTGGTTTCATCATCGACACAGGAACTTCTCTATATGTATAATTATCGTTTCAATGACAACGAGATTGCAAACGAGTTTTCCATGTCATCAACAAGCACTATTTCAACAATAGATGTGCGAAACAGAAATTCAGGAAGCACAAACGCAGCAAACTATATCACGCTTTCCGAGAACCCGACTGATAAAAATACTATAAAAATATACAACCAGGATTCATCAGCAACAACACAGAATTACATTGAGATGATTGGCAGCGATAATCCTGTCAATTCTATGATGCACGTTTGGTCACGAAGCGATCTTTTTCTTCAATCAAATGGTGCGGTTCGTATCTATTCAGGTGGGGATCAAGATATAACTTTAAATGCCGGTGATGATATTTATCTTACTTATGCAAATAAATTGCGAATTAACGGAAACCAAATGTCATTTAAAACATTTACTGTAAGTGGCACTTCTTACACGGCATTATGCATTGCATAAAAAAGGGGAAATATGACATATTTACAAGCCGAAACTCTTGCTCTAGATTTACAGACTATGCTTGATGTCAAAGGCATCACAGGTTTCAAGATTGCCAGAAACTTACGCATGATCCAGGATGAGTTAAGAGAATACGTTCAGTTCAAAGAAGGTCTTTTTCGCAAATACGGAGAAGAAAAGGACGGACAGTTAATTGTTGACAAAGATAGTCCGAACGCATCCGATTTCATGAAAGAATTGGGCAAGTTGAACCAACAGGAAGTCCAATTCGACTTTAGGAAGATCACGGAAGATGAACTCGCCGAAAGCGGATTGACCGCCGGACAGATGGGAAAGATATGGGAGTGGATGGTCGATGAAGGTTAATCTTGTTCCTGACCTTTCGTTGGATCAAACGATACGTTGTTCGCAGAACGATACGGCATTGAGAAAATGGTCATTTGAATTGTATCTCAATAATGTCATTTTTAATCCTGTAGGAATCTGTTCTTTGGTCTTTGAAAACGGAGAGATTCAGTTAGTGAGAAATGGCAATAGTCTGCTATGTGATTGTACCGCAGAACTATCTGCCAATAGCGGAATGATTCCGTGCAAAATCAAAATCGTAAATGGGAGTGAAATTCTTTACTCCTCAATCATCACATTATATTGCGAGGTGAAACCATGATTACTCAAACATACAACCTCAACCTTGTGCCGAACAAAGTTCCTGTTTCGGTGGATTGTTCACAGTATGATGCATTGTCAAGAACTATCACGTTCAATATATACGATGGTGCTTTGCTGAAAGATGTCACAGGAGCAACCGCAACAGTAAGAGGAACAAAAAAAGATAACACAGGCTTTGAATATCCATGTACGGTTAGTGGGTCGACAGTATCGTTTGTTATTCAGGATCAGATGACTGTCTTTTGCGGTAAAGTGCCGTGCGAAATTCGTCTGGCTGATAACGGTATTTTAGGTTCATGCAATTTTATGCTGAATGTCGAACCGACACCATTAGATCCTAACGTAACGATCAGCGAAACTGATCTTCCTTTGTTAGAGGAAGCCGAACAGAACGCCATCCGAGCGGAACAGGCTGCTGATGAAGCGGAGTCTGTATTGTCAAGTGCGGTCAAATCCGTCAACAATACTTTGCCTGATGCAAATGGCAATGTAACAATTCAAACAGGTTCAACATTGACCGCCGGAACAGGCATTAATATTACTAACGATGTAATTACCAATACTATCTTCAATGCAAACTTAAACCAAAAAAACGGAATTGACCTCAACACCATTACTGAAGGTGGCGTTTATTACGTTTATAACGGAAGTACCGCATTGAATTTCCCATCAGGTGCTTCAGGTGCTTTGGTGGTAATTAAAGATTCAAGCGCATATTCAAGGCAGATTTACTACAGACACGGAACTTTGAATTCAGCAGACCAGTATTGGTATTCGAGATTAGTAAATTCATCAACGCAAGAAGCAAGTGATTGGGTGCAGTTCTACAATTCAAAAACGCTGACAGGCGGTACAGGAATTGAGATCGCTAATGGAGTAATAAACGATCAGTTTATATATAAGCCAGGTGACACCGTCACTATTTCAACACCATCGACCGCACCTATTTGTATGGGTGGATATATCGGAAGCAGCGGAACGGCATTGAATCTTACTTTTTCGTTTGGGCGAGGAATCTCTGCGACTTCGATAAGTGCGACAACGTTAAGAATAAGCGCCTACAACGCTACAGAGAGATTGATTACTGCTAGTGCTACAAACGATCTGATAACAGGTTCTGTCTACAGTTGTACACTCACATTAAATACCGAAACAAGTACGGTAACTGTCCATATCGTGAAGAACGATGGAACTACGTTCGGAACGAACGCAACATCTATTACAGGTGCGTTGTCGAGTGGAACATTTGTGTTTAGTTAGGAGATAACATGAGAGCAAATATTACATTTGATGAGAATGGTTATGCGATAAAATTTGCACAGGCTTTGGACGGTCAGTACGAACTTCCTCTTACATTTGATATAGACTTTCTGCGGTGCTATCACCTGGTCGATAACGAATTGACTTTGGATGAGGAAAAGAAAGCGTCAGCCGTTGAAGAAGAAGAAAAGCAAGTCGAAATCAATGATCTTCAAAGCAAACTAAACGGAACAGACTACATCATCGCAAGGACATTTGAAGAAATAATGGCATTGGATAATCCTTTGACCTTTATTGCCGACTTTATTAAAATTCTCAAAAGTTTCAAATCAAAATATGCAGAGCAGTTGAAGAACCGTAAAGCATGGAGAGAAAGAATAGAGGAATTGCAAGATGCTTAATTCAATTGTTGAAAACATATTTTCCAATATGGAAGCACCGATAGTCTTCTTGATTGTTGCTATCGTTCTTCGGATTGCGAATATCGTGTTAGGCTCAATTGATGCAATGTTCAAACGTGATTTCGATTGGGGAAAGTTCTTTAGCGGAATAGAAAAAATGGTGGTGGTGGCTATTACTATTCTAATGGTCATCGTTACTTTGAATCTGTTTGCCTACGGATTGACCTTGATTGAAGTCAAACTGCCGGAGCAGACAGTTTCGGCAATGCAATGCATCCTCATAGTTGTCACCTGGTGCGTAGATCTCGCAATTGAAGTGACCGAGAAAATCAAAGCCATGAAGGAACTGAAATACATTTCCTATGATGATGTAACGCAAGAAAATCCAAATACAGAAAAGGGGATAGGGTAATGTTCACACCGAGGACAAGTCCTGTGGCACAGGGCGAAGAGCCTTTTGCGTGGAATGTTCCGAGCGTTTACCAATGCACATGGTTCTGTTATGGCGAGTCAATTCGCTTTGCAAGCCCATGCTGCTGGTGGGATCGTGCCACAAAAACAGGATCTTACACAAACGCAAAAGATTGGCTTGAGAATTATCGTGATCCGTGGGTAGTCAAAGACAAGGACTATACTCCTGTACAGGGCGATATAGCCGTGTTTGATGGACAGTACGGTCATGTTCAGTTCATGGAAACAGATACAATGTTTGCGGAGTATTCAAGCGGAGATCCCAATTCATTTAAAACAGGCAAGTTTGTAAAGAAGGATAATTTGCTAGGGTTCTTGCATTATCCGTATGAAAGAATTGATCCTGTCGAACGTAACACAAACGTAAATCAAATTGAAACCACGGATGAACAGTTAAGGATTAGGGTCGCACCGAACTTGAATGCGGAAATCGTTGGTCACGTTCAGCTTGGGTATTACAACGTATTGCAACAGACGGATGCCGATGGATATACATGGTACGAAATTGCCAAAGATCGTTGGTGTGCTGATATTACTACAAATTATCTGCCGAGCGAGGAAAACGATTTCGTTAGGCAGCTTGAGAAATTCTTGAATGAAACCAAAGCCAAAATAAACGCATTAGAGGATGAAAACAAGCAGATGAGAACAGATTACGCAGATGTTATAAACATCGCACAGAGGTGGGCAAAATGAGTGTAGAGCAGGTTTTAACATTAGGCATCGGTGTTTTCGGTGCGATCTTCGGCAATGGTTTTATTCAGTTTTGGTTGAATCGTAAAGACAAACAAAAACAGGAATCCATTGAGAGCAAACTTCAGCCTATCGGTGAGAAGATCGACAAGATTCTCAATGAGCAGAAAAAGACCGAGAAGGACAATTTGAGGACTCAATTGCTCGTGATGATGAATATGATGCCGAACAACCAAGAGGAGATCATGACCTGTGCCGAGAGATATTTCAAACAATTGGAAGGGGATTGGTTCTACTCATCCCTTTTTAATAAGTATCTCAAGGAAAACAACATCGAGCCACCTATTTGGTTCACGAAAAAATGATAGAATTAAGGCAAGGAGCAGTAGTGAGCATCCTTGCCAGATGGGTCTGTAAATACGGCAGACCTTTTTTAATGGGAGAGAAATATGGTAAGAGGAACTACACCGACATTTATCTTGACTTTGGAAGATGCCGATCTTACGAACACCAATGTCTACGTTACATTCAAACAGGATAAGGGTGATTGTCCGAAAGGCTTTGTAATGACCAAGAGCGGAGATGACCTGTCGATTGAAGACAATGTTGTCAGCGTGTATTTAAGTCAAGAGGAAACCTTGAGGTTTCAAAGAGGAAATCTGTACATTCAAGTGAATTGGACTTTCGACAACGGCAAACGTGCGTGTTCCGAGGTGGCTTTAGTTAAAGTAGACAATAACCTCTTCAACGGAGTGTTAGCATGATTCCTGTTAGAGTAAATCTAAAGGTCGAGCAATCACAGACAGTTTATCCGCTACAAGTCAATTCCAATAGTGTGCCTTTGTCCGTGAATCTGTCTACTGTTATTCAGCAGATTAGTGGCGAACAGTACACAGGGTCTTATGAGGTCACACCGAGTAGTGAAACGCAAATATTAAGCACCGCACTTTTAAATATGACAGATGATGTCACTATACATCCCATTCCGTCTAATTACGGATTGATTACATGGGATGGTTCAACGATCACAGTAAGTTAAGGAGAAAGCATGGCAAACGTAAATGTTATTATCAATTCTGTACAGTATAGTGATTGCCCAGAGGTCAACATTCCCAAGGTCGGTGGCGGTACTGCGAAATTCTACGAAACATCCGAAGCAAACATCACATCTGCGGATGTCTTAACAGGCAAAACAGGGTATAACGCAAGTGGGTCGGTTAGCGGTTCGATGGCAAACAATGGATCGACAAGTGGAACGATCTCAACAAAAAGCGGAACTGTCACGATCCCACAAGGCTACACCACAGGCGGTACAGTTTCTATTTCCTCGACCGAGCAGAGCAAGATCATCGCATCCAATATTAAAAGCGGAGTCACTCTGTTGGGTGTTGCCGGATCTCTTTCGTTGCCTACGATCTCACAGGATGCGACCACAAAGATTCTTTCCATCAGTTAGGAGTGAGTTATGGCAAAAAACATAACTCTAATGGGTGCTAGTTATAGCAATGTTCCGGCGGTTCAATTACCGCAGACAGGCGGTGGAACGGCACGTTTTGACGATGCTTCGGTGACTACCGCAACGGCTTCGGATGTGGCAAGTGGGAAAGTCTTTCTAGCTGCTGACGGCACTATAACCACAGGCACAAATAGTGGTGGTGGCGGAGCAACAAGCTGGGGAACGATCGTTGGCGATATCAACGAACAGGAAGATCTTATCGATATTCTCAACGAAAAAGCAAATTTAAACGATATTCCAACAAAAACATCTGATCTAACAAACGACAGCGGATTCATTACATCCGTTCCTGTAGCTTCGGTCAACAGTAAGACGGGAAACGTTGTATTAGATGCAAGCGATGTCGGAGCATTAAGTGACGCAACGGTCATCCCTACTAAAACAAGTGAACTTCAAAACGATAGTGGATTCATCACATCTGTGCCTGTTACGTCTGTCAATAACAAGACAGGAGCGGTAAACCTTTCGGCAAGTGATGTTGGTGCTTTGGCATCCAACACCGCCTATGTTTCTACTGTCAATGGATCAAGCGGTGCGGTCACCATTAGTGTTCCAACAAAGACAAGCGATCTTCAGAATGATAGTGGCTTTCTTACAAGTGCGGTCACTACATTCAATGGGCAGAGCGGTGCGGTAACTTATTCCGCTCCTGTTTCCAGCGTAAACGGGCAGACAGGTGCGGTCACAGGATTGCAGACAACGGCAAACCTTGTCACAAGCGTTTCTTCTTCATCTACTGATTCTCAATATCCAAGTGCCAAATGTTTATATGACTTGGTCGGAGATATTGAAACCTTATTAGCATCGATTTAGGGGGTTTTATGAGTATAGCGAGTGAAATAACAAGACTTCAAAATGCGAAAGCATCCATAAAGGCTTCGATTGAGAATAAGGGTGTAACTGTTCCGTCTGCTACAAAATTGGATGGCTATTCGACATTGATTGATTCAATTCAGACAGGTGGCGGTGGAATATCGGTAGATGACATCGCACAGAATCTTCAGCCAAGCGGTGCGATTACGCTAGGCAATAGTGTAACAACGATTGGCAATTACGCTTTTGCGGGCAAACCGATTACGTCTATTACTGCTCCATCAGTTACATCAGTGCAAATGTACGCTATGCAAAATACATCAATTTCATCCATTACAGACAGTAATTTTCCGTCTTTGGGCGTTAGTGTAGGATATGGCATATTGTTTAGAATGAGCAGTCTTGTTTCTATTAAATTAACAGGCGAAAAAATATCATTGAGTAACGGGTCAGGTGCACTTAGAGATAACACAAGTCTTGTATCTGCTGAATTTCCTAATTGTGCCAAAAATGTCGGTGCATCTAATATAGGTATGGGTAACGCATGCTTCTTTGGATGCACGAATCTTGAACTTGTAGACATCGGTTATTGCACAAGCATAGGTGGTACTGCATTTTATAACGATAAAAAACACATCACTCTGATAATGAGAAAATCTGATGCTCTTGTGACGCTTGGAAACGCAGGCAATTTCAATAATTCATGCTTTGCGAATGGACAGGTAGGTGGAACAATTTACATTCCAAAAGTATTGTATGACCATTTAGGCGATGGAACATCAAGTGATTATCAACACGCAACAAACTGGTCAACAGTTCATGGATATGGCACTATAACATGGGCAAAAATCGAAGGGAGCATCTACGAATGATAAAAACAGAAATTATCGGTAATTTGATAAAAACCTATTCCGATCTTGGTGTGAAGATTCATGGCGGTCTTCCCGAAGCAGATTACGATGAAGCCTATGACCCTATCGATAGTGGCAGAACCTACATTGAAACGAACATTCCCATTGATGAGGAAACATCGGCAGAGGAAATCGTGAATATCCTCACAGGAGAAGAAGAATGATTAGCAGAGAATTGGCAAGAAAGTTCCGCAAGTTCATCGAGCAGATGAGCGAGAACGCAACGGATGAAGAAGCACT